GGCTGCGTGCTTCGGCGACCATCGGCTTCGCTGCGCTCTTCATGCGGGCAGTGGCTGCGCGTCGAAGCGCGGGGTCGATCTTGCCGAGCTGCTTGAGCGTGGCGGTGACATCGTAGGCAACACTGTCAGGCAGCGTATTCACTGTGAGTTCGCTACCTGCTCCTGCCACGTTGCTTCGCCTTCCTGTTCTGCTCCTCGAGTACCGCTAGGACCGTCTGGAGATCCTTGCTATCGAACTCTATGTCAGGGGGCCACCAGTGGAGGTGTACCAGCAGCTCGGCTAGCTGGCGTCGTCTGGTGCCCCGTGGGTAGGGTCCGCGTCCTCAGACACGACCTCGAGGCTGATGATCTTCTTCAGGTAATCATCGAACACGGCCGGCATGACTTTCTTCGCGGCCTTGCTGGCCTCGAACGCCAGATAGGCCAGGTCCTCCATTCCGAGGCCCTTCGCCATGTCGGATGCTTTGGTCTTGTACTTACGCTCCCATGCGACGATGGACCAGAGGGTCGTCGTAACGTCCTCTGGGCCATCGCCGATGTCAACGCGGAGTGTGAGCTGCATGTTGTGCGCCTTTCTTTGCTAGCTCAGGCGACGGCTCGGGTGAGCGCACCGCCTTGGATGGTGATGTCAACGGTGGACAGTGTGCCGAAGTCGCCGTTGATCGGTGTGAACGACGCCAGGTATCCGCCGGTGAGCGTGTAGACGGGGTTGTCTGCAGCTGCGACGGAGCCGGTGGCGCCGACCACAGTGTCGAACGTGGTGCCGATGAGGCCCTGCAGGATGTCCTCGACCTCCGACGCGCCGTAGCTGATCATCAGCGTGGCGGTGATCTCGTTGTTCTGCAGACCGGCGACGTAGTTGCGGGCCGAGTCAGCGAAACTCGTGGCTTCGAGCGCCTCGATCTCGTATGCGATGCTGGCGGATGTGCACTGGTCGCTGAAGTCGTTGCTGTCGATCTCGAAGTACGGCTGGGTGAGGTTGGTTACTGTTGCCATGTTCAGGCTCTCCTTGTTGAGAGGTTGATGGTGAGATCATAGGCGGGCAGTTGTTGCTCGCCGATGATCGCGGTGGATGGTTCGCCGGCAGTGACCGCGAGGCTGCTGCCCATCATCGCGTCCACTTTGGTCATCAGATACTGGAGTGCGTCGTCGTTGCCTGGAGGCGGTGCGAGCACTCTGACGATGATCGTGATGTCTGCGATGTTGTTGTTGAAGCTCGAGAAGCGTGGCGCCTCGATGAACGCGGACAACGGCCGAGCGTTCCGTGGATCGGTGACGGGCACCAGACCGACCGCGGTAATCGCCGTCTTCACTTCGGCGATCGCGTCAACTAGGAAACCGCTGCCGGCCATTAGCCCACCTGCGGTCTACCGCAGCCGAGGAGCTGCAGCACTTGGCCGAGCGTGCCTACTGGCTGCGGGTTGAAGTCTTGAAACGATGCGTAGCCGTCGACCGAGCCGCGGGAGCGGTACTGGATCGCTGCGTACATGACGGTGCCGAGCTTGACAGATCCATCTGGCGCAGTGTTGAGCGCGTCGAAGTAGCCGGCGCTGCGTCGCCGCCTCGAGCAGAAAGCGTTGGCAGCGTCGACACAGGTCGACACGAACGCGGTGTCGTTCGCGGTGGCGCCGTCAATGCCGAGCCACTCAAGTACGTCGTCGCTGTCGATCCAGGTGCAGGTCGGCGTGTATTGCAGCGTGCCGCTGTCGGTCTGCCGGTCGATGTCGTCGCCAGTGTCGACGAACAGGATCTGGTTCGGCCTGTCGATCTGCGTGTTGAACAGCAGATCGCCTTCGTCGGTGACGCCGGTGAAGCTGTAGTTCTCCAAGCTGTAGACGGTGTGGTTGCCGTTGAGGTTGGTGCTGGAGAGGCCGCTGATGTTGATGTCTGAGCCGACGATGAGGCCGTCGACATGCTCGAGGACCTGCACGACGCCATAGCCGTCCAACCGCCACGCGTGGGTGATGGTGAATGAAGCCATAGCGTCGTGCAGTCCTCAGGGGTTCAGGAGAACGTGGCGTCGGGGCCGAGCACTCGGATCATGTTGACATCAAGCACTTCGCATGCCACATAGCCGCGGACGGTGACCTGGAGGCCGAGCGTGGTGGCGCTGGCGACCTGCAGGAAGCCCTTGTAGTTCTCGTAGAACTCGACACCGCGGGTGTTGAGCAGCCAGTAGTACTCGGTGGCGTCCTTGTTGCCGATCTCTTGGGTGCCGACCTGGTTCGACACGACGAGGCTCAGGCCGAGCGGGTTGCCGTTCGCGGCGGTCACGCCGTCGGGCAGCAGACCGGCCGAGTTCGACGGGGCTGCCTGCGGGAACAGTGGCCGGCCGTCGCCGTCGACCAAGCTGCCGAGCGTGGCCCACTTCGCGGGTGACACGACGAGCGCGTTGGGGAAGTAGTTGCCGGTCGTCGCGATCGCGGCGGCTGCGGTGTACATGTCGGCGATGAACTCGCTCGAGCTGGTGTCGTCGGTCACGATGACTTCCTGCGAGTTGGTGATCGCGGCGGCCATCTGGTCGACCACATAGTCCTCGGTGGCGAGGGCGTACTGGCCGGCGAGGTCGTTCACGGCGGCCTGCAGCATGCTTGGCGTTGAGAAGTCGATCACCTGCTCGCTCAGGAGGAGCGTGCCGGCGTAGGTCTTCTTGGTGAAGGTGACGTTCGAGATGTCGAAGTCTGCAGTGTTCACGGAGCCGAGCTCGGAGGCCTGGACTGCCACACCGCTGTGGTTCGAGATCTTCGGACGGAGGAAGGTCGAGCCGGCGTCGGGCATTGAGCGGGCGCCGAGCGCGGACACGATCGGGCGGAGCGCGTCGATGTCGTCGTACAGGGGCTGCACGACCGGCGTCGGGACAAGGCCGCCAGCGTCGGACACCACAACGTCGCCGGTGGCGGCGCGGATGTTCTCGTTGAGCTGGTGCCAGCGGTGGCCGCCTTCACGCATTGCGATCAGGTACTCGCCGACTCCTGGGAGCTGCAGCTTGCGGGGCTGAGCGAAGACGGTGGTGGGTCGCTCTGCGGGGGCTTCAGCCTTGACGGGCTCGGCCTCCACGACCTCTGGGGTGGACTCTTCGGACATGGTGTGATCCTCCTCTGGATCGGGTTGGGGTTCGATCTCCTCCTCCTCGGCGGAGGCGGCGACCTGGGTGATCTTCGCGTCTGCGAACGCGGGTTCGTAGACCACGGAGAGTTCTGACCAGTTGGCGGCCTTGACCACGGTGGTCTTGCCGTCCTGCTCAACATCGACCGGCTCGATACCGACCGACACGGAGTCGTAGGCGCCCATCTTGAGCAGCGCCAGCAAGTCATCGCCGGCGCTGGTTTCGGCGATCTTCGCGGAGAACATCATGCCCTCCTCGGTTTCGCTGCGCTCGGTGACGAGACCGACGACACGGTTGGTGTCGTGCTGCTCGAGGAGCCGTGGCGCTGGTCCGTCGATCGGCAGGGCGCCGGCTTCGATGCGAACGGTCTGGCCGCCCATCACCACGGCGTCGATGCCGTATGGGACGGCGATGCCGGTGATGGTGCGGGTGGGTTCGTCGCCTGCAGCGGCGTCGACGGTGACCGCTTGGGCGGTCATGCGGATCGTGGTCATGCCTCGGGCTCCTGTGTGTCTGCGGCGTTCTCCACATCTCGAATGTACTTCACAACGTCGAGCTCGACGTAGCGACCATTCGGGATGACGCTGTTGAGTGAGAGGGTTTCTTGCAGGCAGTCGATGTACGGCTTGGCGCCGAACAGGATGAGATCCTGCCGTGCCTGCTGCGAGTTCTGGTACGTCATGCTTGAGATCGACACGCCGACGAGCCAGGCGGGTACCTGGAGGACGCGGGCCAGCTCGAGCGCGGCGTGTTGCCGGCCTTCGTGGAGCTGCAGCTTGGAGGCGTCGATTGAGCTTTCGCGCCACTCGACGAGATTGTTGAGAGCGCCGACGGCGAGCTTGCCGCGGGCGTCTGCCCATGCTTGGGCGAGCTCGGTCAGGTCTTCGCCTCCGAGCGGTTCACCTGAGTCCTTCTGCTGCAGGTAGCCCGAGGCGATACCGCCGGCGTTGGTGGCGAAACGTAGCGCGGCTGCGTCGAGCTCGGTGGCGATCTGGATGGCGCGGTTGCCGGTCCACAGCATGCCGTTGATCGGCGATAGGAATGTGACGACGTTGGCGGGGTCGATCGGGACGCCGTTGATCTCGATGTCATCGGGCATGCGGAACCATTCGGGGCCGGCGTCGTTCGGCGTGTACACGTTCTCGTGCGGTATCCACATGAACGATGCAGGGAAGCCGGTCGAGTACTCGGTCATCTTGACCCAGAAGGCGCGACCCCACAGCATGAGATCCTGCACCGTCGAGGAGATCATAAAGCTCCGCGTCACATCAGGGTTCGGCCGCTGCATCCATGTCTCGTTCGGGATGTACCGGCGCTCGTACTCTTCGCCGTCCCACTGCAGGGTGTACGTCTTGAAGTCAAGGCCGGCGATAGTCGAGGTGATGAGACCGACGCCACGGGACACCGTGGGGATAGACAGAGCCCGCTGAACCTGTGCCCCTACGGTCCACTGGCTCAACGGGCCAGGGCGTCCACCGTAGCCAGCGGCGGCCGTGACCGGCGCACTGGTCCCGAACGCCGGCGGCTCTTTACGAGTGAACAGACCCACGGGCCCAGACTAATCGCGTTGAGGTCGTTATGTCGCTATCCCGAGCTGCGGTTTGCGAACCTTTGCGGTGGGTCGAGCTGCGAGGCCGGCAGCTGCGACCATGCACCGGCACTGCTCGATCGGACCTGGGCTCTTCTGCGATGCCAGGGTGATCGTGGCGCCGTTACGGCCGGCAACGGCTCGCTGCACTTGTTCGGTAAGTGCCATCTGGCCGGCGTGGTGCAGGCGTTGCTCGAGGATCATGCCGCGGACGATCGCGGTGTATCGGGTGATCTCTTGCTGGCCGAAGATGTCCATGCGTCGCTGCAGGTCGAGCGGGCAGATCGCGGCGAGTCCAGGAGTGAGCAGCAGCTTTACGGTTTTGTCTTCGGTGACGCGGTGCACTTCTTCCCACATCTGATCGAGGTTCTCGACGACGAACTCGGAGAGCACCTGCAGGTGGCCGTCTTCGCGTTGGGCGACACG